TCTCTACAAGATAGTCTATCGGTTAAATGATGTAATACCTCATCTCCAAGAAAAATAGCTACATGATTTAAAGTTGAATCTAAAATACTCATCAATAAAACATCTCCAGCTTGTAACTTTTCATCTGGTCTAAGTTCTCTAAATCCTGTTCGCCAAGCATAACTTTCAAACAAAGGATCTTTCATAAACTCTTCTGGAGTGATTGGTCTTTCATAATCTTTTAACTCTATACCTTTTTCTTGTTTGTAATAATCTCTTACCAGACTCCAACAATCTGTTATCCCCCAAACCCATTGCCGACCAAGCAAAGGTGCTTCATATCCTTGTGGCTCATAATATCCCCACTTTTTTGTCTTAGGATTGACAATGTGCCATGGAAGTCCACTTTGTTCACAAGCAACTTTATCTGCCTGACTAGCCTGTGGAGGTGTTGTCGGATGACTATGAACGACAGCAGTAACTTCTCCTACATTAGTAGCCTTTACATAATCTTCTGGATCTAAAATAAAACATTGATGTCCTGTCATTGAAAGATTACGACAAGGATAATATCTTTCTTTTCCTCGAATATTTAACAAAAGACCAACAGATTCCTTTGGATCTTCTGTTTCAGCGTGATTGAGTGCAGCGTCTTTCCAATTCATGTTGCAATCGTACCAATAGAAGGAAACTCGGCTCTAGTACATTGTCTAGTAGGAGCACGAATACCAGCAAGATCAAATACAGCAGCTAATTCAAATTGAACCACCTCTCTGTTTTCTGCTGATTTTCTATCTATTTTATATATTTCCTGCGGAAACTCTGCCGTAGCATCTGGTGTTCCATAAGGATTTATGTCTCCAGGAAAATTAACGGCATCCAAAAATCTTGCCAGAGTTCTGATACGAGTAACAGTTGCACCAGTAAGATCATTACCAGTAGTTGTTGTATTTACACTTAACAAAATAGCTGTGATAGTTCCTAGTGCATTGCTGACAGTTAATGTAGGTCTAGGTAACTGTCCTTTTCTGAAAGCAAAACCTTCTGCCTGTATTGGAAATCTTTGATAAGTATTACCAGCCCAAACTATCTCTCCATTATCTTTGAGACTACTACCTGCATGAAACCTATAAATAGTAGTAGCACCATGCAAACTATTATCAAGTTGTAAGGTAAAAAGTTC